ATAGGATAAATTAACGGATCAAACATTTGTATTTTACCCATAATTACATAATAAATAAATGAATATTTTTATCTATCCGGTGAAGCATTCGCATTTTTAATCTAATTATCAGTCGTTTATATTTTCGCTATTCTTACATGTAATGATCATAATTGTTAATTAATTTGTCGTTACGGCAAAATCAGCGAACCGATCATGCTCCATAATCACGTACCTTAGTGCTGCCAATCCATCCGGCTCATGTCCATCGGGCTCCGGAATGATCTTTCCGTTAATATCCACGCGCCAAAACCAAGTCTCAAAACCTTTTTTCATATTGACTGATCGTTCAGTGATGAACAGATCGTATCCCCGGGTTTTATTTATGCCAGTTATTACCGATCCTGGATTCTTTTTAACTCCCTTAATTTCATACCCGTACTTTCTAAGATCGTTTATTTCAACACGTCCGGCGCTGTCTGCTATAATTAACTGACCTTTCAAGTGGTTGACAAACTGCAACTGATCAACTATCGCCATGCGTTCGGCACCTGTAATCTTTTCCGGCATTAAGTTATTCATGCAAAAAACCTCGTCAATATAAATACAATTGTCTTTCTTCCAAAGGTCTATCTTAATTGTAGGGTCCGGGCTAACACCAAAGTCCATGCCAGATGGTATTCTCTTTGCTGTTGCTGGGATCTCTTTGCAAAAATTGAACTTATAGATTCGACGTTCTGAGTAATACCCGGTCTGACCAAGTCCATAAACCCTAAACCATTCAATGTTATCCCGCCTGGATTCAATAATATTAACCTCTGATTCCGGGCAGCACTCATTATCTAAATATGTTACTACTATTTGTTGGCTTATTGAATTACCATCACTGTCTTTTAATTTAGGTATCTCAGTATGTGCCCAGAATTCGAAATCTGGATTGTAATCTATGTAAACCTCCTCATGTGTTCGGCCTATATATGTTAATGCAACATCCCATCCAATTTTATTAGCCTCATTAATATACAGAATGTTGCGCCTTTTAGATTTTCCGGCCTGTTTTTTATTGTCGTTTACATACCTAAATTGAACTACTGATTGGCCTATTTTTAAATCGTGATCAGTTTTATTAAATGATCGTTCCCACTCTAACCCGGCCCCGTCAAATTGGTTTTTAAAATCCTGAATAGAGCCGTCTTTTAAGTTGTCGTAAGTGTCTGAAACAACTGTTATAATTCTTTTCTTTTCAAATGCTTTCTCAATAAGTATTTGAGCTATTGATACGTTTTTACCGGCGCCCATGCCCCCTTGTATTATTTTTATCTTAGCCCTCATGGCCTTAATTTTATAATATGTTGAGATTCTTTTTATCATTCATTCGGGAATTGCTTCGATACATTCACATATTCAATAGCCTGTTTGAGTTGTATTTTTTCGGCCTCGTTATATCCAAGCATTTTATTAATCATATCAATAGCTGTTGTTTTTGGGTAAAGCTTAATCTTAACAAACTTAATTTCGGCCGTCGTTTCGTTATCCCCGTCTGTTTTGTAGGTCCGGTATTCGGTTTTAGTATCAATGCTTTCAATGGCTGACAATAAAGCCGGATTAGCCTCTTTAATTTCATTCCAATTGGTTAATTCAATCCAATCATCGTGCAGTCCGGCAATGTTCGAATAAGCAATCTTTGCAAGCTCTTGAAGATTCCTTAATTTTGATATTCCGGCCTCTTCTTCAAGGTTATTTTTGATTAAGTCGATATATTGCTTAACCTTAACGTTTCTTAATAAGTTACAACCTAAAACCGCGGACGAATTATCATCTTCTAATCCATACGCTTTTTTATAGGAACGTGTTGCATTCCAATCAATTATGTAGTTGTGCGCAAATATTTTTTGCTTCTCGTTTAGCTCTTCTTTTAACTCTTCAAGCGTATATTGCTTTTTATCATCCATAACTTAAATTTTGAGCCGGAAACAGGGATCGAACCCGTGACATTCTGAATACAAATCAGACACTCTACCAACTGAGCTATTCCGGCTGTTTGGGTCTCTCCCCAATTGTCACCCTCCACTGATTCGCGCGTTTTATTTACCGAATAACACGTAAACAGTATTTAAAAAATTGGAGCCGTGGACAGGTCAGCGCTCCTCGTGATCATGTCAGGTAACGATTCTGAAAGTAAAACCCTGGCTTCAATTCCGCCACATGATCAATTCTTTTTATCAAACTTACTCTTATTTTTTCAAATATCAAAATTAATTATTTTAAAGTTGTGCTTTAATCTGCTTCCAATATTCAAAATCATCATTTAGCTCCGATCTTTCAAGGTTATTTTTTATTGTCAAATGCCCTGTTGTGACCTTTAACGCCTCGATAATTTCCAAAACTACGTATTTAGCGTTATCTCCAAATTGAGCTTTTAATTCGTTCACTTTTACTTTTTCTGTCATATTAGTCTTTATTAAATTGGTTTTCGTTCCTATTACTTTTCCTAATCCGGTCAATAAATGACCCTACTTTCTTACAATCAATTACATCTTTGTCCGGTCGCTCTCTGTGTCCACATTTCGGGCAAATCATCCAATGAGTACACATTGCAAGTTTCTTTGAGTCTTTAATTAATGGCTCTATGCAATCAGGGCAAATTTGCATGATTTAAAATTTACAACTGTTATCTTTAATATCGCTCAATCTAACGCTTAAATTATGCACCTGATTTTTAAGCGTTGCAATATCTTGTTTATTTTTCTTTGATTGTTTTAACGTCTCAATAGCCAAATCAATAGCCAATCCCAACTGCTTAGGGTCTGGCATTTCCATGTCTTCGTCGGCTCTTCGCCACTTGTTGTAAAGTTCGAGGATATAAATTGCTGTTTCTGTTGTCATAACGATTTAACATTTTTAAATTCACTGTATGTTAAGGTTTTAATATATTCAAAAACTTTCTTTCCTGATATGCAAACCCTACTTTGATCTGCATATCCCATCTCGCTGGCAATTATTCCAATTAAAGTCGTTTCTACTGCCTTCGCCCTCATGTTTGCAACTTCATCGTTCTCAAATGCGACTACGATTTTTTTTTCCTTTATACATATTCCAGTTATTTTGCAAAGTTAATAAATAAATATGCTGCTATTACCGTAATCGTAGCGGTGTAAATTATCGCATCGTAATACCAGGAAATTGCTGTTAATACTTTTATGGTTCGTTTCATATCTTAGTTAGACTGTCTTTTATTTCATGAATATCGACGATAGTATAATAGGCACCTATTTCAACACATTCAGAAACTACATTCCTAAGCGCTTCATTATACGCATCTTTTTGAGATAGCCCAATAGCCTCAGTAAGGTATGGGACAATACTTTCTTTCCCAATTAATTGAAAAGGCATTTCCTCTATCATTTTATCCAAAATACTTTTTGCTGAATTCATCGTTTGTAATTATTATGCAATTTACTAAATATTAATCAATTATCCTAATTCAAGTTAATTTTATCCCCGATTAAATACAAATCACACTCTTTCCAATACTCGCCACTTTCGCCAATCTCACAAAATAGCCGGTTGAAACTGTCGTATTGCATCATTATCATGTTTTTATGATGCTTTTCAACTTTGACCGGATAAATACCGGATTCACGTTTTAAGTGAAGGGTATCGCCTGTTGATGGGTCTTTAATGTAGGGCATTTTTTAATATTTGTATTTAATGGTTAAATTATTTCGATTGGCCGCCAATGGGAAAAATACAATCTAATATATTCAATATCTTTATAGCCATCAGCAAAATAGGTAAAAGCCTCATAATAGATATCATTTTTTGCAATAATTTCCATTCCGTCTTCTGGAGATTCTTCGACCGAAATCCAACGCTGTGCAAATTCAACGCCGTTTTTAAATCCGCCCATGTAAGTACTCGACAACAAACCATTCTTATCAAGTGATTTATTTATTGATTTTATGGCAGACTCATTTACTGCTTCATTAATTGTTTCCATTTTGTGGTTTTATTTACGTTTTAAAATTCCAGTTCCAGAACATTTGTAGCATATTCCACCATCAACTGATGAACCCATATTCCCAGAACCTGAACATTTAGGACAATTATCATATCCAAATTGAAACAGATCAATTTTACCAGCTTTTTTAAGTGAAATTATTGCAGAATCAAAATTTTGTCCTACTGCTGTTCTGCCATTAAACTGAATCATTACAGTCATTCCTTTACTATTGATTGGTCTGCCTGATGGATATTGACACCATTGATTACCCTCTGGTGCGATAGATATGATTGCGTTGTTTTCGCTCAAATAAGTTTCGGTATCTTGTTGCAATTGTGTCATTGTCTCATCGTTTTTTACCGATTCAGCTTCCTTGCTGTTTCTGGTACAAATATAAATCAATAAACATGTTAAATAACAAAAGCTGTTGAAGAACATGTTTTACATGGGTCTATATGCTGCACATTTTTCACAATATGTTTTTCCTTTAATTGCAGGACTACCGCAAAAATCACAAACAGCATCTTTTTTAACAACCTCTTTTAAGTATCGTGAATATGCCCGTTCCACCTTTGTCCGATCCATTCCTGAATACCATTCTGCAAAGTCAATTATTTCTTTAGTTCCGCTCATCGTTCAACCTCCTCGTCTTCATATTTCGTTGCGTCAATTTCACACGGATCGTAATAAGTATCATTCAAATCAAATCTGCCGTTCTGAATCATTCGGCAAAGTTTCCAGGCGCAAAATACGCAAAGTAGAACAAATGCGATAAAATAAAGGTAGTTTAATGGGTTCATATTGGTTGTTTTTAAGGGTTAAATATCGTTTAGTCCAAGTCTCTTTTTAAATCTATCCAACGAACTTTGAGCATCATTAACCATCATTTCTAAATGTGTATTGTGTTTATTGATTATTTCGGAAAGTTCTTCTTTTGTTTTAGCATTCTTAACGTCCGGAACGTCGAGTAAATCGCCACCAAAAAAATCCTTGTATTTGGTCATTTCCTTTTTTATTTCCCTTATATTCATAACTTCACTTTTTAGATTGTTCAACTTTCTGACACCGAAGGCAAACGCCATCTCGATATAAATGACCGTAAACAAGCCAACATTTAAACTTAAATAATCGAGTATGCTGTTGTAATACTTCTGCACATTGAGTGTCTAATTTCGCCTGAATATCGGCTTTTACTTTCTTTTCGATAGCCTGTGTTAATTCGAATATTTGTTCTTTGTATTTCATTTTAATTTGCTTTAAAGTTACTTAATTTTCAATTGATCACGCAAGGTAATCGTTTAATATTTCACGGATAAATTTTGCTCTTGACGGCCACGTTATAAAGGATTCATTGTGGTTAATTGAATGTGTTAAATTACCAATGATAATTTTAATTTCTTCAATGTCATACTTTTCCGGTTCGCATTTAATCTTTTCCATTTCTTCATCGGCCAAAGAATTAAACCTTTCCCAATTTTTCATACTTAACATGCTGTTATTTGTCCAAAAATGCTTTTTGACTTCCGGTATCGCTTCGGCTACCCATCGCCCGTTATCATAGATTACAATTGATTTACGCCCTGCTGTTGCAAGTTTTGACAATCCGATTAACTGCAGTCTTCCGGACTTCATTTTGTCCATATCGTTGTTGCTTTTAATTGTGCAACCGGAAATAAAACCGCGTTTTCTGGCTTCGCCGATTAGGAATGATTGCCATTCGAATTTTAGATTATACGTTTCAATCCACTTTGCAAATTGATGATTATTAAAATCCAAAACCGGTTTAGATTTACATTTTGAATTGTAAAAATCCATTTGTTCTTTTGTGGACATTGATTTTATTGCCTCCGCTAACTCAACTTTAAATTGTTTCCCGTCAAGTTCAAAAAATGTTGTTTTGCTCATTTTGTTTGGGTTTTAGTATCAATGTATATTTTATTATTTATTACTTTAAATTCGTTTCCAAAAAGAAAGGATATTTCTGTTGTTTCCCCATTGACAGTTATGTGAATTTCGGTATTTAAATTTGTCTGTATTACAACTTCATTTTTACTGTCGTCGTGTGATAGTTCACTTAACTGATATAATTTTACAAGTGTTGGCATTTTTAAAATAATTTAAAAGTTGTTTCTATTCTGTTTTCTTTACTTATTTTCTTTCCCTTAATACATGCCCAATATCTTAAAGTTACAAACGAATACCGCAATAATTGAATGTGACCGTAGTGATATTTAAACTTTCGCTTATCCCATCGCTTTATTATTTTTGCATTAAATCGGGATTGTGATGTGTAAAAGGTGTTCACAATTTTAGCCCCTCTTGCAAATCATTTTTATTGATCTTTCTCAAATCGCTTTCAAGTTTGGCCCAAAAATAGCAAGTTACGATTGAATCAGGTATTAACTGAACACATCCGCAAACCCTTTCTTTATTCAGGAACTTGACAAATTTAATCAGTAGTTGGCGTTCTGTTTGTTTGCGTGCGATCATTACTTGAAGTCGTAAAATGGTTTATCATCCGAATTTGTAATAATCGGCATAACAAGCAATTTAATATCGCCAATGCTGAAAATATTACCATGCGATGAATTGCCGTGAGTTAATTGAATTTCATATGATCCGATAAATTCACAAATGTTTTTTAACGATGTTAATCTACGAGCTAAAAAATAAGTATCGCCAATTCTAAATTTTTCGTGCGGATCTGGAATCATATTTCCTGTTGGTTTCCCGTGCCGCAATGTTCCCGATCCATTGCATCTATCACAATCGTGCGAATGGCCGCACGCATCACATTCAACTTCGCCTGACCCCTCGCATTCATGACATTCAATATCCGGCTCAAATTCGGGAATTTTAAGACACCTAAATAAGGCATCACTAATTTGATACAATGCGATAATAATCGGATTTTCTTTTTTGTAATCATCTGTCACCACATGTTTTGATATTGTGGTTAATTTTGACGGCTCAATTATTTCATCAAAATAATGCAATGGCATCATAATAAATTCGTGCGCTTCCGTTGCACAATTGTAATCTATTCCGGCATAATTGAACGGAAAAGGTTTTTTAAAATCTGGTCTGTAATCTGATTCTTTTTCAGTGAACGAGTTTAATAGTTCTATTGCTGTCATTTCCTTATCGTTTTAAAATTTACGTAAAAATATATCGAATATTAATACATTTTACAAAAGATGTTTTATAACATGTTTTCCATGTTTCACCATAAATTCAGCATGAATCTGCATTAGTTCGGCTTTGGTGTATGGTGGTGACTGCGTATGAATTGCATCGTGAAGATTGTAATTAAGTGCAATTAATCCATTAATGTCGAGTTTATTTTTGCCTATTCTGCCGTTGATGTGATGAATATTTACCCCCGGCGTTCCATCCGCTTTCACTTCGCAAACAATATCTTCTTTGATTTGATAGCCAAAGTAGTCCATATAGATTTTGATGTACTTTTCCATTATTGATGATATTGCATTGCAAGATGAAGCATTTTTAACGTTTTATTGGTCATTAACGTATCGGGAGTAACGCGAAATATCCTCCACCCTAAAAGAGTTCCGGCATTATATTTCTCTACGTCTCCCAAGAATCCCGCGCCTCTCGTATGCCGACCTCCAGACCAAACACCACCCTCAACTTCGATAGCTATCATATATGGTCCAAGTATTGCATAATCAAAACGCCATTTTCTGGTGTCGTGAAATCGATATTCTTTTACGACTTCAAGATTTAATGTTTCTTTGCACACCAATGTAAACACATCACTTTTCAATTCCTGTGAGTTTTTAGGCCTCTTTTCTTTTGAGATAGTCATTCTATTATCTTTTTGATTATTCGTTAAAATTAAGGTATGCAAATTCTTTAAAATGATGTTTTGCGGCCTTGTCGTATGCTCTTGCGGCGTCTGATTCGTCCATAAAATATCCGATGTGAATTAGTTTTCCGTCTATTTGTATTCGCGATTGCCATTTATTATCCCTTTTATGCCAACAGACACCCTTATAAATAGATGTGCAATTTTTATCAGGTTTCTTCTGATTCATCATGTTTTCTTGATGCGTACAAATCCTTAAATTTAGTTTCTGATTGTTGCATCCATTGCCATCCTTGTGGTCTATATCTGATTTTTTAGGAGTGTCGCCTATAATAAATTGGTGCATATGCACGGTCTTCTGTCTGCCGTTAACAGGAACGACTCTTCTTGCATAAAATGTGTTTCCGTTTTTGAGTGCATACCACTTAAATTGATTAACCATTTGGTAATCTTCGTCGTCTACTATTGCAACTTTTCCCTGTGTTAATTGTATTTCTTTCATAATTTAAAATTAAAAACCGCCACTCTTTGAGATGGGAGGATCTCGCAAAATGACGGCTGTTAAAATGTTTTAATTTGCACCTCCTCCCAAAAGCATTACAAAGATAATAAATTTATTTAAATATTTAAATCTGAGAATGTTTTAATAGGCTCAAAAGTCGATTTGCATTTTTTACAGATCATTTATTTTAAATTAATCCGTTTTCTAATTTCCACAAATCCCATGCGTCTTTTACGTTTGCGTCCTCCCATGATCCTATCTGAATCCTGTCTTCATGATCACTGTAAAGGAACGACGGCAACCCAAAAACTTTTTTAGTTTGTGTCTGATTTTCTTTTTCAAGTTCCATTATCATTTTAACCGCGCCTCTCAGGATTCGGTTATATTCACTGAATGACATTGAACCTGGATTGTCATCAGCGTCGCAAATTTCATCAAATGTGATTTTCATGTTTTGGGTTTTATCCGGCGAGTTGCCCCGCCGGAATGGTTAAATTAAATTACATTTCCATCAAGATCAATTTTTACACTGCATTTTATATCAGTATCCGAAAATAGCTGAAATTGTCCTTCTTGCTCGCATGCAGTCATGTGGTTACGTTTGTTGATCTCAAAGTAACTATCTTTTAGCTCGATTGAAATTGATTTGCGCCCCATTTTAATTGACTGGAACCCCTCTGAACCAATACCGCCGAAAGGACTTAAAACAACTTCGCCACGATTAGAGTATAAAAGTATAATGCGCTCTATTACACCAAGTTGAAGTGGGCAGATATGTTTTTCGTCGCCGTTTCCTTTTGCATTCATATACTGCAAAGTATTGGTTACGTCAATATCCATCCATACCGGAGAGGCGTAGCGCTGCCAAACCTGATGCGAATACTGTTCTGTTTTGCTGTATTTACTTTCCTGATCGTATCCCCAAAATTCATTAAATCCTTCGACCGATTTCGGGAATGTATCGAATTGGTGCATTGGAATATAATAAGTAAACCGAATATCATCTAATTGAATAGGCGTTTCGTTTACTTCTTTGGTCTTAAAACAAAGCACTCTATCAGGTAATCCGGCGCGAATAATACTCATGTCTTTCGTGACTTGTTTGTGGGCTAATCCGATTGTTTTTGTTCTAACGGCTGCCAAAAGTGGATCTTTCCAGATCGTAAATTCAGAATGTAGGAACATATCTAAACTTTCAAAAATATCGCCAATCATCGCGCTAAATCTGCGAATTCCTATAAACCCATCGCGCCCCTTTTGAGTAGGTAAATCCATGCAGTGAATTGCAATTATCCGCCCCGGTTTAATTACTCGTTTCAATTCAATCGCCAAATATTTAAACTGCTCCACGAATTGATCATATCCGGTAACATTTCCCATATCTTCGATATAGTTGCTGTAACAATATAAATCCGCGAAAGGTGGGGAAAAAACGATTAAGTCTACCGAATTATCTGCAACCTCTTTAATCCTTTGCACACAATCGCCTCGCATTAATAAAAATTTGTCCGTTTTTAAATCCAATGAATTCATAGCATAATTTGTTAATTGTCCTTTTAAGTTTTTAGTAATCGCTTTAACCATATTCAACTGCATCGCTTCAAATGACTTTTGTTTGTCGTTTTGAATCTTCATAACATTAATCATTCTGTCTGTTGTGACCATCCAACAAGTTACCTTTTCAGTTCTGCCAAACCTCCAACTTCTACGCATTGCCTGAAATGCTTTCTCAAAACTAAAGTCAATCGAATTGAAAATCTGATAACCGCAATTTTGATAATTCAATCCCATGCTTGCAATTGATTCTTTTGTAATCAGAATTTGAAAGTTGTTATGAGCGAACCCAAGTAGATCAGTTTCCTTTTTTTCGTTTGAATCTGAGCCCTGAACGTTCCGGCAGTCATAACCTAATGCGGTTAATTGTTTGTATATATTTTTAGCTTCATCATTTTGCTTTGTCCAAATAATAACCGGCTCTGATTTTGGCAGTGACTGAACTATTTCAATAGTTTTTTTAATCCTTTCGTTTTCTGTTTCGCGTAAACTTGAATTGTAATCGGTTGCATTTACCGCAATACCTGGAAACATTACGCCCTCTGGCAATGGAGTTGATACCTGAACTTCGATTATTTCAAGTTCCGGCAAATCAAATTCTGCCGCTTCGAATCCTATATCTTTAGGATGCGAATACATGATAGCCCACGAAGAAACGAACTCGTAAAATTTATCAACTGCATGCCCTTTTAATCGCCATTTTTGAGTCTGTTGCATATCATTCACAAAGAACATTGCCAACATTTCATTATAGTTCATTGCATCTAAAAACTGGCTATGATTACCCAATTCCATCGGGTCGTTAGGTGATGGAGTTGCAGAAAAGCAATACTTATATGGAGTATTCTTGAATTTTTCAATTAATAGATTCCGATACTTCCCGGATTCATTTTTCAAAATTGAACTTTCATCTAAACAAACACATCCGAATTGATCGCAGTCGATATTTTCAAGTTGTTCATAGTTTGAAATATATACGCCATGACCGAATACGTCACTTTTGAGACGTTCGACTGGAACATTGAATTTAACTCCTTGCTCAATTGTTTGACCTGATACAGCTAACGGAGAAAGAATCAATGATGGTTTTCCGGTTCTTAATGTAACTTGCTTTGCAATCTCTAACTGCATTGGTGTTTTACCCAATCCTGTATTAGCAAAAATAGCATACTTCCCATGTTTTAACGCCCTTATTACCGTAAACACCTGAAACGGTTTTAACATCGGGTTAAGTTCGCTTTCGTCAATATCGAACCCTGATACAATTTGAGTCTTTTGCTTTGTTTTTAAAAATTCTAAATAATTGTCTTTTACTTCATTCATCGTTTTTATCGTTTTTAGTATTTAATTATGGACCAAATATAAGTCAATAATAGTGTTAAATAGACCAAACATGTTTAATAACATGTTTCTATAAAATATGCAGCATTCCCTGCTGCATTGCACACCGTTTCAATATCCCTATAATTCTTTCCTGATCTTTAATCTTTTGTATGATTTCGACCTGCATTTGCTCTAATTCAATTAACTTAAATCGTGTATTATCGTAGGCTCTTTGAATCTCGGTTTCCCTGTTTTCTATTTTCGTTTTAAGATCATCAGTCATTTTATTTAGCTTTAAAATCATTGCAGTACCGAAAATAACCGCACTCTGAATACGGGAATGAATTATCAACCCTGAACATTACCCGCTTTCCTAATTTGCATTTAGCGTTCGTTTTTATAAACCCACGATATGATAATTCTGGCCATGTAAAGTTTATGCAATTATCACACTCAACTCTTTTTGCTTTCATCTTCTAATTGTTTTAAAACCGATTCATAAAATTCGATTGTATTTCCGCTTTCCATCATTTCGATTGCATCTCGAAGGTGGACTATTGACCAATACGTGTTTTTCATTTTTAACACGTGGTTAAGTATTGGGAATAATGATTTGATGCGGTCGGATTCTTGGGTTATCATTTTACGATATGATTGAGTGTTAAATCTACCTTAATGCATACCCATCCCCATTTTCTCCATTCTTTCCATGCTATTTTAGAGTCATTCGCAAACTTAAAAATACTATCGCGACGCCAATAGCTTAGTGTGCTAAAATCACAAACTCCATCCTTTCCGGCACAAACCCAAACATTCTTTACTGGGGCAATGTTGATTTTTTCTTTCTGTTTCATTTTGCTTTTTGTTTAAATATTAAAAATCTTAATTGTTCGATTAAAAGGGATAGTTTCCTGTTTTTGTCTTTTACTTCTTGCGGCTCTTTCATGGTTAAAATTTTAAATTATCAACTGATTCAATTTCTTGCGGTTCAATATAATTATTCATTGGAAAATTATTCCTTTGAATCTCTGTATAATATCTGTTTTCTGTTATTTCATATTGAAAATCAACCTCGCCGGGTATCCCAACTAACCGTTGTTTTTTAATTTTCCCGATAATTATTTTAACGGTTTTGTCTGCATAGTCTGTTTTTCGGTACGGCCTCCAAACGCTCACAACATTATCCGCCTTATCTGAAAATGTTCCACCGCCTTTTATTTTGTAAATATCCGGTTGAGGATAATTTTCTTTTCCTTGAAAAAATGGAGTAGTTTGATGAGCAACTAATCCAAAACAAACATCATTATCAATGCTGAATTTCTTCAATTTAGTCATAAACCGGCTAATATAAAGGTCTTCTCGCTCTCCTTTTTCCATTAAATGATCTATGTTATTGTAAGGGTCAACCGTACAACAATTAACGCCGTAACGCCGTATCAAGTACTTAAATCGTGAAAGTATCCCATCTAATTGATAATCCTCTTCTGGTAAGACAAAGTAAAAATGTTCATTAATAAAGTTTGCAGCGTCACGATATTCATCTTCACTCATTACATTTGAAAATCTTTTATCTGTTGATTTTCCTGTATAACAATGAATCAATTCATCTATTAACTCACTTACCGGATAATTTTCAGGACAAAACATTGCAAATTTCCAATCTTCTTTTTCGGCTTTTTTAACCTGTAATGCGTTCCAAAAACATGATTTACCTTCATTGTTATATCCGGTTAAAATTGTAACCTCCCCTTGCCTCCACCGCCAATGCTTATCTAATTTCTCAAAATATGTTGTAGTTCCGTATCGTTTGCCGTTTCTGAACTCATGCAACATTTTATCCCATTCCATCGCTACGGTAAAAACACCATCTAAGGGTATTTCTTTTGCTGTTTCCAGTATGTTTTTTAGCTCTTCTTTCCCGTATTTAATAAGATATTCATTTGCGTCTTTGCAGTCCTTGAAATCGACTAAAAAGCAACGTTCTGCACCGATTCGCCTTATTAGTTCGTTCCGTAGCTGAACGCCAGCCTCGTCTGAATCAACTGCTATATACCATTTTTCTATTCTTTCGATATCATCATAGCATTGATCTATAAAGTCGAAATTCTTTGCCCCATTTGGAACCGATACGCAATTTTTCAAGCCAACCTCAATAAATGAAAGACAATCAATTTCGCCCTCAACGATAATAGCAAAGTCATTGTTTTTAATTCCGTTCAGATTGTATAGTATCAATTCACCGCCCTTAAATAAACCAAATGATTTTTCTGGCCCGCGATATTTTACATTGATTAGTTCTTCACCTCTGAAATAATTAAAGTTGATTGTTTCTACTTCCTTTTCAAATTTCTGCATCCAATTTATACCGGACGTGATTTTCATTTGTCGCAAAATGAATTGAGAAATTCCACGACCTTCAAAATATTTAACAACTTTATCGCTCAATACTGTTCCGTTGTGCCATTCAGGACGCGCAAATGTTTTCTCTTTTGGTTGAAAATCTTTGAACTCATAAAATGCTTCACCGCAATTATGACACTTTCCTACTTTGTCGTTATGGTTCCAGTTGAAACATTTGTCTTTTTGTTTTTTCCTGTTGGCAGAACACGCCGGACATTGAGTTGATTCGGTCCCGTTATATTTTGCAAAATCGACTGTGTATTCCTGTCGTGTTGATTTGGCTACAATTTTCATCTATATTCAGGCTTAAGTCCGTAAGTTAAGTATTCTTCACCTGTCATTCCTTTTCCTATTTCTGTCACTGGAATTCGTTCAGGTTTTGGCTGTTCTATTTTATATTCCTTACCGTTGATGTTTTTTGGAGGAAATAATCCGGCATAATTCTTCGACATTGAATTTTGAAGCATGGCTTTTGCAATTACTAAATTTTGTCCTGAATCAACAATGAATCCTTTAATAAATGATTTTAGTCCAGTATTTTTATACGATTGTCCTTTTTCTGATTTATACTTTAACCATTCTAAGATTAAAGGCTCGAATCCTTCAGGAATTGAAATTTCATTTTTTTCCTTAATTGTATTATATATTACTAAATAAGAAGTAGTATTTCTATTTTCATTTTCAGTTTCCATATGTGAGGTCATATGACCCTCTTCTTTTTTGTATTGATTCGTTCCTAATTTATTATTTCTCCTGCTGTCTGTAAATAACTTACGCCTGTTTTGCTCCTCTTCTAATCTAATATTGTAATATAAACCTTCTTCATCCTGAATAAATTTTATTTGTATTGTGTTCCAAAGTTGACCAATCGTTTGACCTATCATATGTGAGGTCATATGACCTCTGTTAAATTGAAGCATTAGCAATTCAATATATGCACCTTTTTCTTCGAAAGTCATTCCCATTGTGCCTCCTAAATAATCATTAGGGTAAAATAAAAAAGCCGGATCTTTTGCCATAATATCGTAAATTTATTTTTACTTTAAACTTCAAAAAAAATATTAATTTAATCCCAGGTAAATCCTAAGTTTTGCCAATTTTTCAATGGCCAATCCCCTATTCCCAGAAAGGAAATGCGATAGTTCAGAATTTGAGGCTCCAATCTTTAATGCAACATGTGACTTTTTCAGTCCCAATGCTTTTATTCGTTTTTTAATTTCGTCTGTCATTTTTCTTTTACTTTTCAAATGTTATAAAAACCGGAACTTTCATCCGGTTGATATTGCAAAGATAAAAAACTTTCTATATAAAACTAAATTTCATTAATCATTATTCAAATATGTTTAAAAATAGTTTTATGGCATTACGTTTTGATGGGCAAATTCTCCAAAATATTTAATAGATGCCACATTATATGATTGTGATGCTTCAATTTCAGATGCAAACAACCCTAAATGAATACATATTCCCTCTTTTTTTATATACGCCCGCCATTTTTTAGATGCCCTAAACCAGCAAACTCCTTTATATTTTGATGATACCCCAACCTGCGATCTTTGATTCATCATATTTTCAGATCTTGTGCAAAATCTCAAATTTACTTTCTGGTTATTGCATCCATCTCCGGTAATGTGGTCTATATCTAATTTTTGTGGATTGTCCCCCATTATTAATTTATGCATTAGCTGTGTTTTACACTTGCCGTTAATCGTTATGCATCTTCTTGCATAGAATGTATTGCTAACTTTATGTGCGTACCATTTAAATTTATTTACGCGTTCAAAATCCTCATCATCTATTAATGCAAATTTACCTTGTGTTAATTTAATCTCTTTCATGTTAACCAGTTTTTAAAATACCCAGAACAAAAAGGAATTGGAAGGGAGTTCTGGTTTCCCTTATCGGTGGGTAATTACTTCCACCTATCCAATCCCAATATTAATCAATTAATTTGACAATTCAAATAAATTTTAAAAATAAATTCAGGTGATTAGCTTAACTAATTGGCTTACTCTGTTATCGGTTTCTTTTGACCGACCGAACCTGAATTTTGAATCTGTACAGCCCTAAGCCGCCATTTTCATTTCAATTGTTTTGCCTGTTATTGGCTGTAATACCCTCGATTAATCTACTTTTCTGCTAATCAAAACCAGTCACCCCCGGAGCCAAGTTTCTTTTATATCGAAGAAAACAGGAAGAAACGTTACTAATTGGCGATTAGCGTGGAGGTGGTGGGAGTCGAACCCACGTCTTAACAGTTTTTCAAATAACTTCAACGGATATTATTAGGTACAAATATAGTAATTATCTAAATACGTTTGGCCTTGCACGATCAAAAAATTCATTTCTCGGTTCCCCGTGTGACTTAATAAACGCCGCCCTTTTAGCATACATCGTTTTTGAATGTGATCTTTTAACCGTCACACACGAGTCTAAAATCGAGAGTAAAAATAGAAATAAAAGTAGTTTTTTCATTTAAATAAATTTAAAGTTTTGCCATAAATCGTTCATACTCCTTCTCGATAGTGTTAATAATCGAATCATAAATTTCACCTTCAAAGAATTTACCTATTACATTTTCGTAGATAAACGGTAACTGCTCCCGTATAAACGATTCAAAGCGTTTTTGCGACATATTTCCGAAACTGATACTTTCATACTCAACCATCTTTGTGCCGTCCGAAAAGTCAAACAAAACAGCATACTCGCCTTTTAAATGTTTAATGAAGATGTAAAATTTATCTTCGGGTACTGCCTTTCTGAATTTCAAAGGTAGGTAATTGTAGATGAAATTAAGCAATGAAAAATAACAGCGATGCATTGAAATGTCGCGGGCTGTTACTTCTTTGAATGAAAGTATTTCACCTTTACGGGATTGATCTAAAAGCTCCGAAGCGTTTTCGTTTGCCGGAATAAAACCACCTCCGACATTTGCCAATTCGATTAATTTGAAGTAATCAGAATCTTTCATTGATTGAATAGTTTTTGATTTTGCATTAATAGTTTTTGCGCCTTCTCAAAAGTGCTTATACGAATACCAAAGTCTTGAAAAAATAATGTTTTTCCGTTAAATTCCCTTGCTTTAATGTAATCGTAATAAAGTTCCCTATCTGATGATAATACAAATTTATAAATTTGCAAACTTAATTCATCCGGTTCGGTATCTGATACATAAAGCAAAAAATACTGTTTGCAAATATCGCCATTTTTAGTTTTATTTTTTATAAAACATTTTGAAATTACTGCAATTTTAGCGCCTTCGTTTTTCATTTGTAAATAGTTGTTTTATCGTTTAATTTAATCGCTTTAAGTTTAGATAGATCCGGTGAAATAATGCCGGATTTTTTTATTTTTTGGCTGTCGTTACCGTTTAATTTTGATAGTTTGGAATGACTGCCAATTTCGCTACTTTTCATCGAACAAATACATTAAATTTCTGAATTGTAAATACTCAATAAATTGAGTTAATAGCTTTTCAATATCCTTTCTCATTCCGGCGTATTCCAAGCATTCTATCGGTTCGTGTCGGATTAACTTTAGCTTACTGACATCATACAAATCCCGCTCTTTTTTGTACCCTTTAAATTCAAATACATCATAGCAGAATTTCGGAACGTCGAATAAATCAAGATAAAAACGCCACTGATACGAATCTGTATAGTCGGTTTCAGTTCTGATTGCTGAATACTTTGTTTTAATATCCCGAATTAAATTACCTAAAAGTAAATCAAGTCCACCGGATACGGTTATTTCAATCCCTTCAATCAAATACTTTTTAGTAGTCCGTAATTCGTGAAAACAACCCTTATTTTCGGCTTTATACTGCAAAGCCATATCAATGTGCTGTTGGTTCATTAAAACGTCAAATTCATCTATCCTTAGCCTTCGCAAATCGCCTTCGTGAATTGTTACGTCTCCAGATTCAACTATTTTGTGAAAAGCCGTGCCAATTCGGGTGTATTCATTTCCGGTAAATTGTCCGGTCAATGTCTCCAAAAGGTTTTCTTCTGTTGAGTAAATCGAAGTACCCTGAATGAATCTTCGGAATGCTTCGATTGTAGTCACTCTAAATTGTAGGTTAGACATGTTCAAATTTCTTTGATGTTGTATTGTAGCCTATTTTAACAATCTCCATTTTGCTCTTAAAAACAGACCTGAACCCGATCTGTTGACCTTTTGGAAGCTTTGCAATTTCTTCGCTGATCGTTTCGGCATGTTCCGGCGTGGTCATTTCGTTGATCAAATCCTGAACCCTTTCAATCTGGATCATTGCTTCTTTTTGTGATTCGGTCATTGATTGAATTGAATTGCGAACCGATTCAATAATTTCAGTCATACAAGTTTTAAAAGCCGGATCTGTTTCGTTTGGAATTTCCATAATTGGAAGCCTTGCAACGTTTTTACCAACAGTTCTATCGGTTGGATCAAACTGAATTGTTCGCTTATTGTTTGCCATATACATATAACCAACCTGATCGGAAATACGTAAAAGTAAATCTTTTGAACCGCCCGTTACGTCAGGTGAAATTTTCACATTGTCACCTTCTTTTTCTTCTTTGGCATGAGCTAAAATAACAATGTCGATTTCTTCACCACGTCTGCGATTAATGAACATTTTGAACTCTTCTCCAATTGCGCCGTACGCTTTCAATTTATTGGTTTTGAGTTTGTAATCCATTTCGGCCACGTATGTCATAAGGTAATCATCTAGCACGGCCTTGGCGGTATCAATTCCCAATGTTTTGTAGTGCTTAATTTCCTGCTCGTCTACAATTACATCTTTCCAATTTGATGCTACGATTGTGTCTTGTCTGAAAATTGCCCTGTCGCCTCCACGATCACAGTCTAAAAGAATTGGAGTATTTGCAGTGTTGAAAAGCGAAGTTTTGCCAACTCCAGGACTGCCATAGATCAGTATTATTACCGGTCTTTTTGGAAAAGAATCTGTTTTTTTAATAATCATCGTTTTTAAATTTAAAGTGTTTGAAAGTGTAAATATAGTGAAAAACTTTCGTAATTCACTATATTTGTGTTAATTAATATCAAATATCTCCGTCATATCCGTCAAGAAAATCAAGTAGTTGATCCTGTATTCTGCCCGCTTGTTTTGAGCTTAACCTATTGATTAACTCAATTCCGTTCTTTTTGATTGAATAAACATCAAAATCCCCACCTTCGTCTGGATAACCGGGGTCTCCGTTACTCATGTAATTGCGTCCGGAAACAAATGGAGTTGTGTAAACTTCGCATTCTAAATCATGTTCTTTTCCGACTTCGGAAACATATGTAAAATTGTAGCTCATGACTTAAAGTTTTGAGGTGAAAACCGCCAACGTTGCGGCGTATTCGGCGTCAAATTCTTCTTTGGTGCATTTGATGCGGTCGCAACCAAGAGCATGAATAGAAGAGTAAACTTCGATTTGTGGATAATCCGTTTCTGATGACACGACATGCAGCGCTTCTGATTCACTAAATACTTTCCAGTAATGGCATTTTACTGCTGTTCCTTTGCAATAATAAGGGAGTGTTAACTCAACCTCTTCGAATACTGGATTTGTTCTAACTTGAATTTTCATTGTATCGTTTTTAAATTGTACTTCAAAGATAAGTTAAATGATAATCGGTATTACAAAACATGCTGTTAAACATGTTCTATAATACCGACTAAATTAAATTTAAAGTTTTTCGATTTCGGATTTTGCCCACTTTTTAAACCCTTCAAACTTTGCCGAAATATCGGAGGCGGTAACGGTTGCGGATAAATCATTTGTTTTCGGTATTGCAATATTAAGTGATTCAATCCACTTTGTCAGCTTTATTTTATCCGGTGCTTTTGCGGCCTGTTTTTCTGCCTCGATGCGTTCCTTTTCTTTGCGTTCAATATCTTGCTTCGCTTTTAATTCGGCTTCGTTTTTGGCTTTAATTTCGGCTTCTAATTGAGCCTGTTTTGCTTCTGCCTTTTCGCGTTCGATACGTGCGGTTTCTTCGATAGTTTTTTGTTTTGCCTCTAATTCGATACGTTGTTTTTCTGCAATATCGGCAAGTCTTTTAGCTTCTTTTTCTGCTAATTCCTTTTGCAGTTTCAATTCCTTTTCTGCCTTTTCGCGCTCGGCCTTCAATTCAAGTTCCTTGCGTTCGGATTCTTTTTGAAGTCTTTCATTTTCAAGTCTCACGCGTTCATTTTCGGCGTCCTCGTAAATTTTTGATTCGGTTAAGGCGGTCTTTAAGTCATTCCATTGTTCATCTGACAGTTCACCAAGATTCATATTCCTATATTCAGCTGTGACATATTTCCAAAGATCAATAATAGATTCTTTGCGCTCTGCAAAAAGTTGTAGAATTCTTCCTTTTTCAATCCGTTCTGCTTCGGCTTGTTTTTCGGCCTCTATTTTGTCGTTATACTGTTTTTCAAGTCCGGACAAAAACAAATCAAACATTGAATCTGACATGTTTTCAAATTCAGAGCTAAATACATCAGAACTGAATTTTAACACTTTCATAATTCGCTCGTGTATTTTCAATTCTTTACGCTCTGCCTCAATGCGTTCTTTTGTTTCCTCTTTCCATTTTGCATTAGCCTCAATTTCTTTTGTAAGAATCTCCATTACCTGTCTTGATTTAAGCCAGAGTGAATCCTCGGTTTTATCAGATAACATTTTAATTCTCAATTCTTCGCGCTTCGCATCAAATTCCTTTGCGCCCTGGATTCTGGCATCCCTGACTCCCAACCGGATGGTATTGGCCATCTTCATGGACGTTTTGTCATTTTCATCAGTCACTACGACTAAATCCAATTGATCGCGCATTTTGGTAACGCCATTGAATACGTGGTTTAAAACTGCCTGTACTTCGTTTCTTTTTTCGATTGAAACGTTTTGAGCCATTTGCTCAATTTCTGCCGGTAAAAATACTTGTTCTGTCATTTTATTATCGTTTTTAAAAGTTTATCAAATGTATATAAAATAGAAATATGCGTGTAGAAAACTGCTGTTAAACATGTTTTGTTTCTGACCGCCTCCGATCAAATCCAGTATGACCGGAGGCATTTACAAAAAAAGGTGTCTGTATCGCTATGGTAGGCTAAGAAAACCAGACTATAACAAATCGGAGGCTCAACTAAACCTCGGATATTTTAATAATTTGGCAGTACAAACACAAAATTATTGTCTGTCATTTCGGCCTCATAAAGGCTATTTTTTGCTAATTCTGGATTATCCCATTTACCATTAACGTCGGTTAGTGATATTACTTTATCAACCGATAGCGTAACTTTACCATCGACAAAGGTGTCTCCGACCGCGATATCTTTCGCTGTACCTCGCTGATAATACTTACCCCCCCCCTAAATGTTTGCGCTCGTAAATATTTACTCCATTCGACGCGCTTGATGTGTGATTGTGCTGCATAATAATTGTTTTTAAAAGTGAAATTTATAATTAAAATAATGTGCTCATGTGTTTTCTTTCATTCAGCATTCTAATTTGCCAAACCGTTTTATCATGAACTTGCTTTTTAATGCGTCGTTTTTCTTTGTTGTTTACTCCCCATAAAATGCAGAGAAAGCCAATCATGCAAAAAATAATTATTCCGAAAGTTGCCATTTTATTTGTTTTTAGACATTAATAAAGATCCGATTAAAATTGCCAGTATTCCGGCAAGTACGATTATTTCCCACATGGCTATCGTTTTAAACTATTTAACATTGTTTCTTTCATCTTATACATGCCTCCGTTTAAAGTGATTATTTTAGGGTATTCGTACATGGTGAATTTCAATTTCTTTTCTCCTTTTGGAAGTGGTTTGCGTCCTGCTTTTTCGGATGCCGTGCCGTCGAGTTTGATTTTTTGGTAGCTCATTTTTTAATTGTTTTAAATTAATCTTCTTTAAATGGATTTATTGGAATATCAAGCGTATTTGAAATATAAGACTCAACGCGATAATCGTGATCTGTACTATTTTCGGTTTTTCTTTTTAGTATTAACCTAAGTTCCTTTTCTGCTAATTCTTTCGAACTAAATCCCATTTGCATATAAACGAATCTGTAATTAGTGGCCAATCCTAAATTATTTGTATATGTGATCTTCCACCTTTCTTCTTTATGTGTTTTTAATTTCTGCCAGTCCATATGTTTAATATTACTTTAAGTTTGAATTTTGTCGATATATCAGATCGATCAAATATCATTCTGATGGTTCTGTATATATTCCCTTGCATATTTTTAATTTTCATAGCAAATTCTTTCATCAATATTTAATATGTGATTTCCCTGTTTATGTGAAAAATCCATAAACACCGGATGATTTTTAGATTCGTTATATTCTTTCTTTGAAATTTTACGCCCCCAGAATCCGTTATCATATTGGTCAAATCTTTTATTATAAACCGGCTTGCCTTTTATTGTTCTTTTTGTTATCGTGATAGTTTCCATTTTGTCATTTTTAAAGTTTGTAGTACAAATTTAAGTATAAGTTTTATATACACCTAATATATTTACATCTATTTTACAAAAAGTGTTGTAGAACATGTTTTAAACGAAAAAACGCCTGTAATCGGGCGATTACAGGCGCAAATTTCAAACTAACCAAACTTTCTAAAAACGATACGCAAATTTAATAATTTATTCGACAATTCAAAACTACTTTGTGATAAAATAACCGCCAACCAATCCGGCGGCCCCCCACACATACCATTTTTTGTACCATGAAGTTTTATTGATTACGTCTATTTGATAACCTGATGTTATTTTAGCGTTCGGGTCATCGGTATAAATGGTAATCTTTGTTTCTTTTCCTTTGGTTTCGGTTATTGAATTTAATTTTACTTTGTAATCATGCTTTAAATCGTTAATCGTGTACATTTTTACATATCCGCTTAATGTCAGGTAGTCATCTGTCCATGCGAAGTGTTTTGCAGCCTCTGAAATACCGTCGTGAATGTAAACCGTATCGGATAACGGGATTGAATCAATGCGTCCTGACGCCTCTAATTCTGCCTGTAATGTAGCGGTGATGTTTCGCCATTTAATGTCTTTTTGTCTTAGTTCTTTAATCGTTAAGCCGGTCAATTCAAGTGACTTTTTTAACACATTCGATTCGATCACAACGGAATTTAATTGAGAGTAAACCTGTCCGGTTTTCGTTTTGTAAACCCTCGCGCTGTCATTGGCGATTAATAACGCAACTGACTGCAAATCGATTGTTTTATCCTTACTGTTTATTTTGAAATATTGGACAATGATGATAATTAACATTCCTGCGAATAGTGCATAAATGGCATACTTTAGATATTTATTCATGATGGTTGTGTTATTGATTTTTCTGTTTTTGTTGTGGTTTCTGTTGTTTCTGAACTGTCTTTTATTCCGGTTTTCATTTCGGCAAACTTTTGAATAGCTTTAGGTACTACGGTTGCAATTACCAATATCATAAATATATCCCAATCAATGATTTTGAGTTGAGAAATAAGCATGTTATACGACTGTTCGGTAATGCAATTTTGAGTTAATAGTTTTGTATATTCCTGAAAATGTGATTCATAGTAAACGAATGAAAAGAAAGTATAAGCGCAAAGGAATATAAAAAACAAAGTTTCTAAAAACCTCATAAATGAATCTGTTACGCTACCATCTGGGTGTAATTCCTGCCAGAATCCGGCTTTAATTATTTTCATATTTCTGGTAATTCAACCGTTTGTCCTACCAAGTGGTGAAAACAATCATTTAAATATTGAATCTTGCCATTTTGTATAAAAGAATGGCATGTTTTTCCGGGTATAAATTTTTGAAGCAAGGATGGAGAAATTGTCGGATTTTCTAAATCCATATTGAAATCATGGTTTCCGCCTTCCGATTTTAAACTAAATGCGTGCTCATGTCCACATCCATTACAAAAATATAAATACTGTGTATGATGGTATTTTACTCCATCGATTATATTATCGACTACTTTAATTTTTGCCATATGTTTATATTTTAATTTCCATCATCTTCAATTCTTAAGCGTTCAATTAATTGCCTTATTTCGTCACTCATTCGGCAAATGTAAAGTCTGCCAATCGATTAAGCCAACCTTTGATAAATTTTTGTTGTGTTGGATTATTTTTGACAATATCCCAAAAGAATTTTTCACGTGCTTTTTTAATATCCTGAAATAATCCCTTTTGATTTGCGGTATTTACGGCTTTCAGTGTCATTGGACCAACTATTCCATCTTCGACTAATCCCATGATTCTTTGAGGTATGATAATCCCCCATTTACCGCTATTCAGTAACCAGTCAACAAGAATACTTGCAATTGATTGGTTATTTATTTTATCGCCTTGCCATTTATCCCAAAAGTTTTCTTTGTAAAATTCAGCCACCAATTCATTAAGGTCTTCATTTCTGGATAGGTTTTTTGGAAATTCGGTATAATTTTTAGCGTTATCAATCATTACCCATCCATGCCAATTGGGCCAGAACTTACGGGAAATACCTCGAAAAGTTTCTAATCCTTTATCATCAGGATCGTTAACCCATCCCCCCTC